ATAGAATTTTTAACAAAACAAATGGAAAAAGCTTTAAATGATATTGAAGAATTAAAAGATAAAGCAAGAGACATGCATTATAAAAATGGAAACGGCCAATGATTGAAACAGTTGTAGCTTTATTGATGTTTGTAAATGGAGAAATCAAGGAACACCTTGTGCAAAAAAACATGGCACATTGCCTTCGCGGAAAACGCCACGCGGAAAGACAGTTTAGTGAATCTGTATCCTACAAATGCTTTAAAGGTAAAGCAAAAATAGAACTGTACCAAGGAAGAAAATATATCAAAGCTTTAATATTGGAGTAATTATGGAATTAACACGAAATTTTAGTTTACAAGAATTAATTAAATCAGATACTGCTATTCGTTTGGATATCAATAACAATCCTAACTCAGGTCAAATAGAAAAATTAAAAGCATTGTGTGAAAATATTTTACAGCCAGTACGTGATCACTTCGGAAGAGTTAAGGTGACGTCAGGGTTCCGTAGCGAGCAGCTGTGCCTAAAAATAGGTAGCTCAATTAACAGCCAACATGCAAAAGCTGAGGCGGCAGATTTCGAATGTATGGGAACTGATAATGCTGAATTAGCTGACTGGATTTATTCAAACTTAGAATTTGATCAATTGATCCTTGAGTTCTACACTCCTGGCGAACCTAACTCAGGATGGATACATTGCAGCTACACTACAGATCAACCAAGAAAACAATTCTTGCACGCATACAAATCTGAAGGTAAAACAAAGTATAAACCAGTTATAGGAAAAGCAAAGGATTTAACATGACAATAGGACGAGGACAAATAACTGCTCAAATAGATGGCAAGCTTAGAGGTGCAAGAGGTGAAAAAAAGAAAAAATTACAAGTTAAAAACAAACTTAATCGCAAAAAACCTAAGGTCTTCAAAGTTTAGTCAAAAAGTGATACAATCCAAGAAATTGTACAACCGTAAAAAGGATAATAATGGCTACGTCAGGGACAACTAGTTTTAATTTAAACATCGATGAAATTATAGATGAAGGTTACGAAAGATGTGGTTTAAGCACTACTTCTGGTTATGATTTAAAATCAGCAAGAAGAAGTTTAGATTTATTATTTGCAGAATGGGGAAACCGAGGTATTCATTTATGGAAAGTAGCTCTTCATGAAAATGCACTAGTAAGTGGACAAGCAGCTTACGCAGTGGATTCAGATGTTAGTGATGTACTTGAAGCTTTTGTATCTACTACTGCAGCAGCAGCAGATAGTGTTAACACTCAGGATGTTGCATTAACTAAAATTGACAGATCTGCTTATTCTGCTTTACCTAATAAACTAGCATTAGGACAACCTTCTCAATACTATGTTGATAGAGTAAAAATTCCAAAAATTTATTTATACCAAGCACCTAATTTAAATACTTACACAACTTTAAAATACTATGTAATAAAAAGAATAGAAGATGCTGGAGCTTATACTAATGATGGAGATGTTGTTTACAGATTCCTACCTTGCATGTGCGCAGGGTTAGCTTATTATTTAGCTATGAAAAAAGCACCAAATTTAGTTCAACAAAATAAATTAATATACGAAGATCAATTAAAAAGAGCTCTTGATGAAGATGGTCAAAGAGCATCTACTTATATTACACCTCAATCTTTTTACCCTAATGGAATATAATTATGGCTAAATGGGCAACAGGAAAAAGAAGTCAGGCAATATCAGATAGATCTGGTATGGCTTTTCCATACAATGAAATGGTCAAAGAATGGAATGGTTCATTAGTACATTACAGTGAGTTTGAACCTAAAAGTCCACAAATAAGAAGAAGACATTTTACAGCTGATGCTATTGCTTTACAAAATACAAGACCTCAAAAATTTCAACAACCAATTCAACCTTTTACAAGTGATGTTACAGTAACAAGCTCAGGAGGAACAATGGTCGGTGTTGCTGATTTAACTTTACCAGGTATGTTTGCTTTTAATACTATTCAACCTGGAGCTACACTTACAACTAAGGGTGTTGTAATAAGTACAATGGCACCTGCAGATCCATCTTTACAAAATAGAAGAAGAAAATTAACTTTAACAACAGGTGAAATAACAGTGAGTATTACATAATGGCTATAACTTATTCTGATTTTTTAACACAGGTTCGAAATTATACTGAAGTTGATAGTAATGTATTAACAGATACTATTATTGGACAATTCATTAGAAATGTAGAACTTAATATTGCAGGAGCTGTAGACTATGATGATACAAGAAAATATGCAACTTCTTCGTTTACTGCTAACAAAAGATATTTAGTTACTCCTGCTGATTTTTTAATTATTAGATCTCTTCAAGTATTTAGTACGACTGATCAAACAGGGGACAGATCTTTTATGGAAAAAAGAGATACTAGCTTTATTACAGAATTTAATGGAAGCGGAGCTACTGGATTACCGAGATTTTATGCAAATTGGGATGAATCTACTATTGTTGTGGCTCCAACTCCTAATATAGCATATGCAGTACAACTAAATTATATTATTTCACCACCAAGTTTTACCTCTACTAATAATACTTATTTATCAGAATACCAACAAGGCTTACTTTTAGATGGTGTATTAACTGAGGCTTTTGCTTTTCTAAAGGGACCTATGGATATGTACAACTTATATAAAAGTAAGTATAATGAAAGCATACAGAATTTTGCTCTTCAACAAATGGGGAGAAGAAGACGTGCAGAATATGATGATGGTGTACCAAGGATTAAAGTACCTTCACCGTCACCAAACAGTTAAATTTAAAGGAGGCCAATATGGCAATAACAACTAACGCAATATGTAACACTTTTAAAAAAGAGTTACTTCAAGGAAAACACGATTTTGATGGATCATCAGATACATATAAATTAGCAATGTATACAAGTTCAGCAACTTTAGGAAAATCAACAGAAAATTATTCAACTAATCCAGGTGGTGGATCTAATACTGAAGTTACTTCATCAGGATATGTGGCAGGTGGTAAAGCACTTGTTAATCAAGGTGTAAAAGTATCTTCATCAGTAGCAATTACTGACTTTGCTGATTTATCTTTTGTTGGTGTAACATTAACAGCTAGAGGTGCCTTAATTTATAATACAACAACTGATGGTGGTTCAAATACTACTGATGCTGTTTGTGTTTTAGATTTTGGTGGAGATAAAACTGCAACTGCAGGAACATTTACAATTCAGTTCCCTGCATTTACAACATCTGCAGCAATACTAAGATTAACGTAAGGAGAGGTTTAGATGGCACTTGTCATTAACGATAGAGTTAAAGAGACAAGCACTACCTCGGGAACGGGAACGTTGAACCTTGCTGGTGCTTCTCAAGACTTCATTACATTTGTAGCTGGAATCGGTACAACTAATACTACGTATTATTGTATTGCAGAAACAGGTACAGATAAATTTGAAGTTGGTATTGGTACAGTTACCGATGCCTCTCCAGATACTCTATCTAGAAACACAGTGATAAGTAATTCATCAGGAAACACTTCTAAAATTAATTTTGGTGCAGGAGAGAAAGAAGTATTTTGTACTGTCCCTGCTAAAAAAGCAATGTCACCTGTTATGCAAGCTACAGGTTATGTTGTAACTCATGCGTCCACATTAGATGAAGTTCAAACTATGGACTCAGGTGTATTAGCAGGACCAGTGACAGTCTCAGGAACAATAACAGTAACAGGAAACTTAATTATACTATGAGCACTATAGAAGTAGATAAAATAATACCTCAATCAGGAACTGCAACACAGTTAGGTGAGTCTGGAGATACTATAACTATTCCTGCAGGTGCAACTATCACTAACAATGGAACAGCAAATGGTTTTGGAAGTGCAGATACTGAAAAAGTAAAAGTATCTTCTAATGATACAACAGCTGGTTTTTTAAATGGTAAATTAGTTGCAGGTACAAATATATCTTTAACAGAAGGCAGTGATGGAGGTAATGAAACTTTAACCGTTGCTTCAACTGCAGCTGGAACAACTTTATCAGGTTCAACAAATAATACTATTCCAACTGTAACAGGAGCAAATGCTTTAGCAGGAGAAGCTAATCTTACTTTTGACGGCTCAACACTTGGTGTTGCTGGTGATATGACTGTTACAAAAGCAGGAGATAATTTAAAAGCTGATTTTTCTAATGGTGTTAATGCAAATTTTAGAATTTTAACTGCTGGAACTGTTTCGCAAATTGGTCCAAGCACAGCTAGTGATATAGTATTTTTATCTTCTAATGCTGAAAGAATGAGAATGTTAGCAGCTGGTGGATTAACTTTTAATGGAGATACAGCAGCAGCAAACGCATTAGACGATTACGAAGAAGGAACTTGGTCACCTACTATAACCACAGATGGTGGTGGGGGAAATTCTGGTGTTACTTTTGGAGATAGATATGGTTCTTATACAAAAATTGGTAATAAAGTAACAGTTTGGGTATACGTTAATTTAGATGCTGTAGTTTCAATGGGTACAGGAAATGTAATAATTTCAACTTTACCTTTCACTTCTACTAGTTCAAATTCAGCATACCGTGCAGGAGTTTCCATTGGTTACACTTTAAATTGGGATGCAGCTCCTATTGCAGGGACTATATCGTCTGGTACCCCTTACATATATTTAAGAAAACATAACAGTAGTTCAAATCCTCAATCTAATTATAACAGTATTGTAGTTGTAGGAGATATGAATGTTGATTCAGCAATAATTTTAACAGCAACTTATATGACAGATGCTTAATTTTAACAACACAATAGGAGACAACAATGGCAATAACTAAAGAGACACAGATTGGTAAAATCGAAGTGGTCGGAAAATACAAATCAGTTCAAGTAAGAACCGATACTGTAATTATGGAAGATGCTGAAGAATTATCAAGAAAGTATCATAGACATACTTTGATGCCAGATGCAGTCATAACTGATGAACACTCAGAGGTTCAAGCAGTGTGCAACGCAGTCTGGACACAAGATGTTAAAGATGCTTATGCAACTTTTAAAGCTGAACAACAAGAAAATATATAAATAAAATATGAGTGAAGTAAAAGTAAATAAAATTAGTCCAAGATCAGGGACAGGTGTGCAGCTAGGAGATAGTGGAGATACTATAACTATTCCTGCAGGTGCAACACTAACTGGTACTCAGAACATTGCAAACACATCTCTGGTAGGTTCAGGACAAATTACAATCAATGGTACTGCGGTAGCATTAGGTGGATCTATTACTTTAGTTACAGAAACAAGACCAACTTTTACATCTATAACTCCAAACGTAGTTGAAAACACTCAAACAACTTGTGTTATTGCAGGTGGTAACTTTGTATCAGTTCCATTAGTTACTGCAATTAATTCATCTACAGGTGCTAGAGTATCTGCTGATGAGGTAGCTTTTAATTCAGCAGCACAAATTACAGTAAAATTTACATTGCCTGTTGATGGCACTTACTTATTATATATTGAAAATCCAGACGGTAATGCAATTCAAACATCTGCAGTTCTTACAGTTTCTGATGCACCAGCATGGGTAACTTCAGCAGGGTCATTAGGTTCA